CTGAGTTTTCCACGCCCGTCCGCAGCGGCAGAGCCACGGAGGGAGTCCGCCGCGTCCCGAGGGCGGGTGCCGGAGGTGAGTTTACACACCGCAGTCAAGGGGCAATTCGGGCTCGGGACTGGCCGGGCTATGGGCAAGGCTCTTAAAGCGTACGTCCCCCACTATGTTTCTCGGCAGGGTCTGGAGGAGACAGAAAAGGAAAGTGCTTCTGCTGGCTGTGCGAACTCCACAGGAGACATCTTCCATGAGTATCTGGCGACCACCCCTCGGGAATGTCTCCTTTAGGGAGAGAAATTGGCTTCAGGCCTGTGACCAATCCCACGCTACTTTTTGCGGCTGTGGTGATTTTATTCTGCACCTTACTAATCTGGCTGCACGTTTTGCTCTTCAGGGGCCCCCGCCACCGGGTGGTCCTCCTCGGCCGAGGCCGCCGCTCTTGAGAGCGCTGCCGGCCCCCGAGGTCCGCAGGGAGACCCGTACCGAGAACCCGGGCGCCTCGGATGAACCATGGCCTGGCGATGGTGGTGGCAGCGACGCCGCCGCTGGTGGCCGCGCCGCCGGAGACGGTGGAGACGCCTACGACGCCGGAGACCTAGAAGACCTGTTCGCCGCCGTCGACGAAGAGCAACAGTAAGGAGGCGGAGGTGGAGGGGCAGACGTGGGCGACGCACATATACCAGACGCGCGGTCAGACGCAGACGCAGGCCCAAAAAGAAACTCGTACTGACGCAGTGGAGCCCCCAGACTGTCAGAAACTGCACCATCAGGGGCATAGTCCCCATGGTGATATGCGGGCACACTAGGGCCGGTAGAAACTTTGCCATTCACAGCGAAGACTTCACCTCCCAGATAAAGCCCCACGGAGGTAGCTTCAGCACTACAACCTGGTCTCTAAAAGTATGCTGGGACGAGCACCAGAAATTCATGAACAGGTGGTCGTACCCCAATACTCAGCTGGACCTAGCCAGGTACCTGGGGGTCACCTTCTACTTCTACAGAGACCAAAAAACAGACTATATAGTCCAGTGGAGTAGAAATCCCCCATTTAAGCTCAACAAGTACAGCAGCCCCATGTACCACCCAGGCATGATGATGCAGGCCAGAAAAAAACTGATGGTTCCCAGTTTCCAGACGAGACCCCGGGGTAGAAAGAGATACAGGGTTAGAATAAGACCCCCCAACATGTTTGCAGATAAGTGGTACACTCAAGAGGACCTGTGTCCGGTACCCCTTGTGCAACTTGTGGTTTCTGCGGCTAGCTTCATGCATCCGTTCTGCTCACCACTAACGAACAACCCTTGCATCACCTTCCAAGTTTTGAAAGACAACTATTACAGTTGCATAGGAGTTAACTCCTTAGAGACCCATAAAAACAGTTATACTAAGTTACAAGAATGGTTATATAAGACAAACACATTCTTTGAAACAACACAAGTAATAGCTCAGCTATCTCCCTCATTTGCACCTGCATACAAACCCAATGGAACTAACAACAACACACATAAGCCATTAGGAGGAATGGTTCCAGAGTTAAAATACAACAATGCCGGCTTCCATACAGGTAACAACCCAGTTTTTGGCATGTGTAAATACAAACCAAGCACACTCACAATGCAAAATGCCAATAAGTGGTTTTGGGAAAACCTACAAGTCGAAAATGACTTACAATCAAAGTATGGAAAAGCCAACTTAACGTGTATGGAATACCACACAGGCATATACAGCTCCATATTCCTAAGTCCTCAGAGAAACCTACAGTTCCCCGCAGCATACCTAGATGTAACATATAACCCTAACTGTGACAGAGGCATAGGAAACAAAATCTGGTTCCAGTATAGCACAAAAATGACCACAGATTTTGAACAGAAACAGTGCAAGTGTGTCCTTGAAAATATTCCCCTATGGTCAGCGTTTCACGGGTACCCAGACTTTATAGAGCAAGAACTCAGCATAAGCGCAGAGATCCACAACTTTGGGTTAGTGTGCTTCATATGCCCCTACACATTTCCCCCATGCTATAACAAAACCAAACCTGAGCAAGGATATGTATTTTATGATACCACCTTTGGCAATGGAAAAATGCCAGACGGGTCGGGACACATACCCATCTACTGGCAGCAGAGATGGTTTATAAGACTGGCCTTTCAGACCCAGGTAATGCACGACCTTGTCATGTGCGGACCCTTTAGCTACAAAGATGACCTAGCTAATACTACAATAACAGCCAGATACAAGTTTAGATTTAAATGGGGCGGTAATATCATCCCCGAACAGATTATCAAGAACCCGTGTCACAGAGAGCAGTCCCTCGCTTCCTACCCCGATAGACAACGTCGCGACCTACAAGTTGTTGACCCATCAACCATGGGCCCAATCTACACCTTCCACACATGGGACTGGCGACGGGGGCTTTTTGGTACAGATGCTATCCAGAGAGTGTCACAGAAACCGGGAGATGCTCTCCGCATTACAAACCCTTTCAAGAGACCCAGATATGTTCCCCCGACAGACAGAGAAGACTACCGACAAGAAGAAGACTTCGCTTTACAGGAAAAAAGAAGGCGCACGTCCACAGAAGAAGCCCAGGACGAGGAGAGCCCCCCGCAAAGCGCGCCGCTCCTACAGCAGCGGCAGCAGCGGGAGCTCTCAGTCCAGCTCGCGGAGCAGCAGCGACTCGGACACCAACTCCGATTCATCCTCCAAGAAGTCCTCAAAACGCAAGCGGGTCTCCACCTAAACCCCCTATTATTAGGCCCGCGACCAACAAGGTCTATCTCTTTGAGCCCCCTAGAGGACTCCTCCCCATAGTGGGGAGAGAGGCCTGGGAGGACGAGTACACCACCTGCAAGTACTGGGACCGCCCTCCCAGAACCAATCACTTAGACACCCCTACCTACCCCTGGATGCCCACCAACTTTAAGGTCAGCTTCAAACTTGGATTTAAACCCTAAATAAAAAAGGCAAGGCCGTTGACTGTTCACTTGTCGGTGTCTACCTCTATAAGTCACTAAGCACTCCGAGCGCAGCGAGGAGTGCGACCCTAGGGGTGGGTGCAACGCCCTCGGCGGCCGCGCGCTACGCCTTCGGCTGCGCGCGGCACCTCGGACCCCCGCTCGTGCTGACACGCTCGCGCGTGTCAGACCACTTCGGGCTCGCGGGGGTCGGGAATTTTGCTAAACAGACTCCGAGTTGCCATTGGACACTGTAGCTGTGAATCAGTAACGAAAGTGAGTGGGGCCAGACTTC